CGTTCATAGCGGCAATGCTTGCCCTATACATGGCAGGTATTACTGACCCAAAGGTTTTGCTGCATGCAGGTATCGCAGCTGTTGCACCTGTCCTTTTGCGTGCAATAAATCCTAAAGACAAGAGTTTTGGCGTCACTGGGGAATGACAACAAACGAGTGGGCAGCAGTGGCAGGCGTTGTCATTTCGCTTGTCGCTGCTGTCTACGGCGCAGTGCGCGTTATGGTCAGCGCGATCATGCGTGAATTTTCGCCTAACGGTGGGTCAAGCCTCAAAGATCAGGTCAATAGAATTGAGGACAGGCTAGAGTGGCTTGTCCAGAAAATGATTGACTAGCCTTTAGACTTATGCTATGGCAGCCAAACGTCAAACACGCAAGCGCGTAGTTACCGTCAAAGAGGATAACTATTCTGCGCTTGAAATCTATGCCATAGCACTCAATGAGTATTACAAAGCATTGCGTAAGGCTGGTTTTAGCGTAGAGCTTGCACTTGGCATTTTAAGTGACAAAAACGCCTACCCAGGTTGGCTTTTGCCAGAGCCAGTAGACCCAAACAAAATTGGTTCTATCGACTATGACGACGAGGACGACGACTAATGCGCAAAATTGTCGTTGTGTCCGATCTCCAAGTGCCTTTTGAGGACGTCAGAGCGACAAAGAATTTAGCCGCATTTATTAAGCGTTTTAAGCCTGATGAAGTAATTACAATAGGCGACGAAATAGATTTTAATACGATCAGCAAATGGTCGCGTGGTTTGTCGGAGGAACATGAGCCGACTATTGGCAAAGATCGTGACCGGTGCGTTGAGCTGCTATGGGAATTAACCAGGTATGTACCAAAGGCAAGCATGGTCAGGTCAAATCACACAGACCGATTATTTAACAGTATTGCCAGCCGCTTGCCTGCATTACTAGGTGCGCCTGAGCTGCGCTATGAAAATTTTATGAAACTAGACGAGCTTGGCATTGACTTTTACCGCAAACCTTATGCAATCGAGGGTACAAACTGGATAGCCATTCATGGCGACGAGCAGGGCACTACGCCCAACGCTGGCGCATCTGCCTTACGTGCAGCTAGATTGCATGGCAAATCGGTCGTACAGGGTCACACACACCGTTTAGGCATAAGCACCTTTACAGAGTCAAGCGGTTACAAAATGGGCAGGACATTGTGGGGCATGGAGGTTGGCAACCTTATGCGTTTCTCAGCTGCAAAATACACAAAGGGCACAGCCAACTGGACACAAGGCTTTGGCATCTTACGCATTGAAGGCGCAAAGGTAAGTCCACAGATCGTGCCTATTGAACGAGACGGTTCATTCATTGTTGACGGCAAGGTTTTTGGCTAGGCGACACGCCGTTTAACACGCCCAATACTTGATTTTGTCGTACACATGCTTCACTCTGTATTTAGGTGGTAGCCGTTACCAACCTAGATCGGGAGAAAAAAATGGTCTTAGACCTAACACAGCTAGAGTCATGGTGGCGTCTGTTTTTCTTAGGCGTCTGGACAATTACAACAATGGCACTTGGTTATTCAATTGGCTTTAAGGAAGGTCGCCGAGAAGGCGTTGTCCGTGGTAAAGCAATTGGTCGTCACGCAGCTAATGCGGTGCGCAAATGACTGAGTTAGCACATCTAATCAAGATAGCAATGACAACATCACGTGGTTGCTGCCACGAGCCACAAGGTCAAACATGCGCTGATTGCATGTCACAACACATTGCCGACGTAGTAGTCCACGACAGGGAGAAAAACTAATGGCGTTTTTAGATAACTACGAAGGCAACAAAGAACGAACAGATCGCTGGATTGCAACATACCCAGAGGGCAAATTGCAGGCTCACATTGTTGAGTTTAATGCAGAGAAAGGTTACCTTTTGGTACAAGCTATGGCTTGGCGCAATCAAATCGAAACTCAGCCAGCAGGCATTGACTATGCCTACGGCTATTTAGCTGCGTACAACCCAAACATGAAACGCTGGTTTGTTGAGGACACAGTTACCTCAGCTCTAATGCGAGTCATGGCTCTAGTCATGGGTGGCACGGAAAAGGCAACACGCGAAACCATGGAACAGGTAGAAAAGTTAACAACAAAAGTAGCAACAGCTGACGTCAAGGTTGATTATGACTATTGGACAACAAAGCATGGCGACGTGCCTAGTTACGCCACAGCACCAGAGGCAGAGCAGGCAGGTGTCGCCTCATTTGGCTCGTCAATCAACGAGATCGCAGAGCAGCTAGGCGGTCAACTTATAGAGGAGAAGCCACGTTGTGTTCATGGCACACGAGTGTGGAAAACAGGCGAGTCGGTCAAAACTGGCAAAGCTTGGGGCGGTTACTTTTGCACTGAAAAGGCAAAGGCAGATCAGTGTGAGCCAACCTGGTATCAGTTAGGCAGCACAGGTCAATGGGTTGTGCGTCTTGGGTGAGTACGTAGAGCTTATCAACCCAAACACAATGACTTGCCGTTTACTCAAAAACGGTGTTGTTGTAGCTATCTACAAGATGAACCAATGTGACAAATGCTCAATGCTGTCAAAACATGACGACTTTGGTTACCAAAAAGGTTATGACAACCGAGACAACATCATTTGGTTTTGCGGTGGTTGCAGATGAAAATGAAGTTAACAACAAATGAGTTGTGCTTGTGCATGGTTGCAGCTGTAAAGATCACCAGCGACAAAGGTCAATTGCCGCTTGTCTACCACGTACAGTCGTTTCATTTGTATCTAGCTGAGATAGCAGAGTCGATCGGTGCAGAGTGGGTTGTTGCAAAATACTTTGGTTTGCCATTTGACCCATTTGTAGACAAGGGCAAGCACACAGCTGATGTAGGCAAAGGCATTGAGGTCAAGTGGACTAAGTACGATCAAGGTCAACTCATTGTGTATGAGTACGACAGAGTGACAGACGTTGCCGTGCTAGTTACAGGCGAAGCACCAAACTATGTCATTAAAGGCTGGATACCTATTGCAATGGCTCAAAAGCCACGTTACCGACACAGCAAGCAACCGACTTGGTGGGTCACGCAAATCAACCTGCAACCAATAGAAAACTTGAGGAAGTCACATCATGAACAAAGTGCAATTTGAGTGCCGAGTATGCAAAAAGATTACATTGCAGCTAGTTCATAAGGTTACAGATAACCTGCCCCCAGGTGTTGAGGTTATCCAATGCACAAAGTGTGAGGTTATGGGTGTTGCCCAGATAGGTGGCACAAATGCCGATTTATGAGTTTAAGTGCAATGTTTGTCAGATCAGTATTGAAATCGAGAAGTCAATCCACGAGGAGAGCCAGCCAATGTGTTGTGGTGCAAACATGAGTCGCACCTACTCAACCTTTGGTATTTCGTTTAAGGGTAAAGGGTGGGGTCACCAATGATTAAGTTATCCACAAACGTTATCCACAGGGTGTGCGCAACGCCCAAGAGTGCGCTTAATAACCTGTTAACCTTGACAGACGCGGTACGCTGGTTTCGCTTGAAGCGAGCCGCTGAGGCGTGTAGCTCGCAAGGGCGCAATCGGCTAATGGGCAAGGTCTATGCCATTACGGCATTGCTTTCAATAATGACAACTACAAATGCAACAGCTACAAGTTATTCAATAGATCATTTAAAGCTTTATGCGCATAGTCGTATCATTGACTATAAAGAGTTTCAGTGCTTTAACAAGATCATTACCAAAGAGAGTCGCTGGTCATATCTTGCTAGTAACGGCTCGCATTATGGTTTAGGTCAAATGCGATCAAAGCATTACCGTGACCTTGACCCATTTAGACAGATAGATGCAACCCTTCGCTATGTAACAATACGTTATCAAACGCCATGCAAGGCTTGGGCGTTCCATTTGAAACATGGGTACTACTAATGAGTAGCGCATTAACAGGTAACGGCAGCACAACCAAGTGGCGCAAGATTAGACAGCGTATCTTGCAACGTGACGGTTACGTTTGCCAGATGTGTGGTGTGGAGGAAGCCAACAGCGTCGATCACATTATTCCTAGACTAGCTGGTGGCAGTGATGAGGAGTGGAATTTGCAGACATTGCAATAGGTATCCAGCCTTTAATGACATAGTTTGGTGCTTCGCCTGTAACTAGCACGGCAACGTCTGTCACTCTGTCGTACTCATACACAATGAGTTGACCTTGATCGTACTTAGTCCACTTGACCTCAATGCCTTTGCCTACGTCAGCTGTGTGCTTGCCCTTGTCCACAAATGGGTCAAATGGCAAACCAAAGTATTTTGCGACAACCCACTCTGCGCCAATTGACTCTGCTATCTCAGCTAGATACAGATGAAATGACTGCACATGGTAAACCAAAGGTAATTGACCTTTGTCGCTGGTGATCTTTACAGCTGCAACCATGCACAAACATAGTTCATTTGTTGTTAACTTCATTTTCATCTGCAACCACCACAAAACCAAATGATGTTGTCGCGGTTGTCATAACCTTTTTGGTA